CCTTCGCGAGGGAACAAGCCTTCGGAACGTGCAGCCATGATAAACTCCTTAAAGTGTAGAGGTGTTAAGGTCGGGCCTTACCGTAGCGAAGCCCTTTCATTACTATGATACCCAAACCCATTAAAAAGGGGCCCGAAGGCCCCAGTGGATCTAGTTAGTTAGATCAGGAAGGGTCGATGGTGGCGTTGAAGTCAGCGATACGTGCAGCTGCACGACCGTTGATCAGAGCCAATCCACAGTACCACTCAACGCGGGTGATCAGCTGGGGCTGGTCGAAGGACTCACCCAGTTCACGGACGGACACGCCGCCGTTCTGAATACCAGTCAAGTGGTCGTTGCCGAAGGACACAACGTAGATGTCCTGGCTGGTAGCGTCGCTGTCGAGGATAGCAACGTTCTTGTGGTCGCGGTCGAGTTCCAACACGGGCACACCAGCGTACACGAGCTGCTGATAGCCGAACTCGTTACGGGTGATTTCGATCTGGGTGTTGGTGCGGGCCTGACGGGTCAGGGCGCGACGAGCAGACTTCGACATCACCAGGTACTTGCGGCCGCCTTGTGCGTCCACGTTGTCGATGGCTTCGTCGAGGGTGCCGAGGTTCAGGGCCTGACCAGCGGCAGTGCCGTTCTGGAAGTACTGGCTGGAACCACTCTGGATGCGAGCGGCCAGGCCGTCGAACTCAGAAGGGGACTGGTTGCTGTCGCCATTGATGAACAGAGCTTCCCAAGCCAGGCGCATTGCGCGAACGCGGGACTGGATCTGATAAGCCTTGGCTTGAGCGCCTTCGAGGTCCACGATAGCGCGGTCAACCTTGATGTCGCCACCGAAGAGCTTCAGGCTCTCGGACTGCTGGCTCACTTCAGCGTAAGACTCAGCCAGGGCGCCGTTGTAGTTACGGAAACCGACATCGGGCAGGCTCTCTTCACGCTTCCAGAAGAGGCCGTTGCCTTCAATGTTGCGGAAAGGGAGGGTTTGGAGCAGGGGGCCAGCGGCCAGCTCGGTCACGACTGCCAACTCCTGGGGAGTGGTGGCGTGCTTCTGAGCTTCGAGGAGAGTAAGTGCCATTTTTCTAGTAAATCCTTGAGATAGGTGAAAAGGATGGATGTTTAGGTAGAGGAGCGTCGCACTCATCAACCTGACACCCGCCCAAAGCACACCATCTCGGTGCCCAATGATTGGGTATCTCTATACCTATTATGCCAATCCATTAAAAAAGGCCCCGAAGGGCCCAAGTAGCTGTATCAACCGAAAGCTCGTTGGAACAGCTCGTCAGGACTGAGAGAACTGAGGTCCTCCGTCGGCATGCCGTTAGCGTCAGTTCCACCGTAACCAATGCCAGCTCCAGCACCCTTAGCGCCCTTGAAGAAGGTGCCGTAGATCGGGTGATGCTTGTAGCTTGCGATGTAGTCAGAGGCGGAGATGCGCTTGCCAGATTCCTTGTCAAGAACAGGGTCGCCAGCGGCATCGACAACAGTCAGGGAGCCATCGGCTTCTTGGCGGAAGTTACCACCAACCTGCTGTGCCATCATGTCAAAGAAGCTTACACCGTCGGCAGCGTCAGTGCGACCACCAGCAGCGTAGAACACCTTTTCGAGGGCGTACTTCTTCTGGTAGTCAGCCAGTGCAGCCTTAGCGGCGGCGGCTTCCTGTGCAGCTGCTTCTGCCTGCTTGCTATATTTCAGCTCGATAGCCTCTTTGGCTTCGCCGAACTGAGCTTGCACGCGGGCTGCTTCTGCAGCTTCTGCCTGTAGCTTCGTGTACTCCTCGGGATTGATCTCGGCGAAACGCTCAAGGTTTGCCTTGGTTTCTTTGAGGTCACGCTCGTACTGCTTGCGTGCTTCACGCTCAGCCTTAAGAGCTTTGAGGAGGTTCTCTGCTTCCGAGCGAGGCATCATGTCGTCGCCTGCTGGAGCGGGTGAGGCATTAACTTCCGTCTCGGGAGTCATGTTCTCTTCAGCCATGTTGTAAGACAGGGATCACCCCTGCAAGAATGTTACGCTGCTAGTATGCCTATGAACAGTCTGGATAGATATTAAGCAGTGGTTCTTTGGCTTTCGCGTCACACCTGGCCAGTTCGAGCGTATCACCATAGCCCGTTACCAAACCCGTTTCGAAGTAAATTTGCCTAAATTTATCATCGTAACAAATCGCCCTGTCCAGTAATCGAGGATTTGCGCCTGCTACCCCGTTCGCGTCTACGAAGTAGCCGTTAACATTGGAAGCGCCATCAGTCGAACATCCAGCGTCGGTACAAGTAGCAAAAGGGACGAGGAGCCAACTTATCCCTTGAGGGTCTATGCCAGTCATGCCAGAATTTACACCCCCAATAAGTTTCCCTCCATTGTAGTAAGTCCAGCCAGTTACGCAATTATTAGGTTTCGATCTGTTAAACTCCGAAAAAATACGGTACCAGGCGTACTCAATAAAATACGGTTTCGTTGGCTCACACTCGCATGTTTCTTTGTTAAATTCTTCTCCAGGTGGACAAGGATCGCCGCAGTCGTAAGCCAGGCCAATACAGTCACCTATAAGGCATCTGCACTTCGGGTTACACTCATCCATGTTTGCAGTTGGGCAAGCCATGTCAGCGCTCCCACTTCTTCAAGGGGCACAGTGCTTTAGGATCGCCGCCAACCCAAGTCTTAGCCTCCATGAAGCAGCCGCACTCAGAACACCGCTTAGAGCCCTCGATAAAAGCGGGGCACGCCTTACAAGTGTCGTAGCGCTCATTGCGGATCACTTCGGATACTCTGCCATGCATCATGGCTTGCCCAGCCGTCTTCAGAAGCCCTCCAACCATCTTGCCTGCAGTAGCCTTGACCTTAGTGGCATGGCTAGGATCAACAATTCTCCTTGAAGCGATCAGCTCTTCATTCCTCGCTCTTGGCCAGGCAGAGCAGGGGCCTTGAGGGTAAGCCCCTGCAGATTTTAGTTCCTCTGCTAGATCCATTGCTAATCGAAAGCTGGGCTAGGATACCGATCAGGTCTTGAGTCGGTAATCACTGGAGGTTGTATTGTAGTACATGGCTCCAGAAGCTACACCGCCAGTGCCAGCAGCTGCATCGTCAGCGTATTCCCCGATGCCGAGGACAGCCCTAACAGTGGTACCGTCAAGCCCCGCAGGCTCCCACCGACTATTAGCGTTAACCCAGGTCAGTACTTGGCCGTCGGTAGGAGGGGTTGTAACGGTATCGACATCACTGGAGTCATTGATCGACGTAGCTACCTCCAGCTGGATGTTGATCATTCCATGGTTAGGGCTGCCATCGACAGTGGTAGAACCGTGGGTTGACGTAACGGTTCCAGCCTGTGTGGTGTAGCCGCCAGAGATCCTCGCGTCGGATGCAGGGGAGTCGGTGATCTCTGTTACTCCAGCGCCTGATTGAGAGTAAGCCTCACTGCTTGCCAGGGCATAGACCCAGGTTGCAGCCGTCAGGTTGAGGCGATTTGCGACCGTGTTAATTGTCGCAGTAGTGGCGTTACCATAGTTCTGGGTAACAGTGCTAATTACGGCGTTACCGCCCAAGGCCGCAATAAAGCCACAAATCCTGCTAGAGCTAGCCTGGGTCCATGTGTACGTGGAGGGCTCGGATCCAGTCGCAGTTTTAGTGAAGACGCTGATGGTCTGAATGCCGCCAGAGAAGACTATGGATGAAAGATACGCACCGTGCAGAGTGAACCCGCTTGGAGGGGTCAAGCCGCCGCCAGAGTCGCGTGACATGATGCACGCTACCAGTAGATCGCCCGCGCTGTGCGTTGGGGCGTTAAGCACCTGAGAAGTTGCAGAAGTGGCATTGCTGTCTATAGTCCAACCACTCACACTAGGAAGACTGCCACCACCACCCGCATCCGCAGGCTCCCACTTACTGTTGGCGTCAACCCAGGTTAGCACCTGGCCGTCGGTGGGGGCCGTTGTTGAGGTGTCTACATCGCTAAGCGCATCAATACTTTCGGTGGTAATGTCGGTGCCACCACTGATTTCCTTAATCGAGTCGTCGGTGTGCTTGACAAACAGCTTCCCGTCAGCAGTATTAACAGCAATCTCAGCGACTTCCAGATCAGCAGCCTGAGGAACCTCGCCAGTCGTACTGCTCTTTTTGGGCTTAATACGAGCGTTGAGGTCTGCCATTTCAGCGAGTCAATCTTCGCTAGTATTCCTAGCCACTGCCGAATGTTCCGCCAGAGATGCCAGTATAATTCGTCTCCGCGTAGACCTTGACGGTGATCAGCGAGTTGACATTGGCGCCAGCCTGATCCCTGACGGCCAGGTACATCGCGTCAGTCGGATCGGTGTCGTTGTTGAAGTACATAGCGCCAGGGGTGGCCAGGACTGTTGTACCAGCAGCAATATAGAACTCCGCCTGAACACCAGAGCCAGGAGCAGGATCAGTGCCGAACGCCCTAGCGTTATCAGCGGTGCGATCCGCTGCAGAGCCGTAGAACACGACCCAAGCATCGAGAGAGGATGTCACCGTGCAGAACTGGCCAGTCTGACCTATCCCCGTCAAAGTGAGGGCGCCAGAGGAGGCAGTGCCACT